TAATGTATGGTATATTAGCGGGTTCTGGTGAAGTATATAATTGGTGCGTAAAAGAAAATAAAGATTTCTATTTTATGGATCATGGATACTTTACTAATGCTCACGACTATCCGCACTGGTTAAGGATTACAAAAAATGCACATTGTCAAACCAAAATGTACAATAAGCCAACAGATAGATATGAAAAATATTTTAAACAAGACATCAAGCCGTGGAATAAATCTGGTTCAAAAATTCTTGTGTTACCTCCTACAAATGCTATTGCAAACTTTTTCAATGCAACCGATTGGTTAGATAATACACTGAAAGTTTTAAAAGAAAATACAGACAGAGAAATAGTTGTTAGAAATAAGCCATACAATCCAGGAATAGCAAAAGATCATGTTGGTGCAACAATAAAAATTGACATACCCACAGATAAAAAATTGGGTAAAATCGATTGGAACGAATATTATGCAATGGTTACATTTAATAGTAATACACTAGTTGAAAGTTTTGCAAACGGTGTACCAGTGTTTTGTAATTCTAGCACTTGTTCTGCAACGCCTATAGCCGAGACTGATTTTAGAAAAATTGAAACTCCTGTATACGGTGATAGAGTTGCATTGTTTAGTTCTCTTGCTTATAATAATTATTCTATGGAAGAAATGGCCAACGGAACAGCCTGGAAATTATTGAACGATCTCGTTTAATTTAAACAAAGGTCCTAATTTTTTTTCTGCTTCTGCTATTATATTGATGCTTAATCTGTCGTGTAGTGCATTTTCTCTTGGCGTAACACCATGCACTGACTTATTTGTATTTAAAAACATCACAAAAGTATTTTCTTTATAAGTTATTTTTTTATGTTCTTTCTTTTCTATATCTTTAGGAATTTCACGTCCTGATTTTGCAACTACTTTATTAATTTCAGGAGTATCGTATATGACAAAATCTCCACCTTTAGCATTGTCTCCTCTTTGCCTCATATACAATAAACCTGCGTATATTTCTAACGGATTATCAATATGTGTGCTTCTTGTCGTGCCGGTTGTGGGTTGATGTATTACAAATTGTGTGTCAGTGACTATTTTTGCATCACCTTCGGTGTGTCTAACTTTAACTTTTTCGTCTTTAATCCAACGAGTTTCGTTAAAAATAGTTAAAACCTCATTGTAAAATTCTTGTGAGGTATGGTACTCAAAGAAGTCAATCCAACATTGTTTTGCTTCAACTCTTTTAGAACCAATGAAGTCATTTGCAAGTCCTCTATATGTGTGACCATCTACAAGTTTAAAATTCTCTTTGACTGTTTGCACAGGAAAGTTTTCATATAGCATTTCAAAAGTTTTTAGTGGTAAACAATTTTCAATTACAATATGAGCATAAGGTTCGTTGAAAAAGTGTTTTTCTTTTTTAAAATTTTGCAGTACAGAATAGGTATTCATTATGAACTAAAAAGATTTATTAATTCTTTTTTCCAATCATCACCATATTCGCAATCACGGTATCCGTCGAACCATGGTCCGCCTTCTGTGTAGTGCAATATTTTAGGTGTTCCATCCTGTGGTTCCTTGTACCAACCTACTAACCAATTATATTCAAGCGGCAATTCTCCAATTTCGTTGTCATCTAGCCAACTGAATCTATGTAGGAATTTTGGTGACTCTTCGTTTAACAATTCTGGAGTAAGTATTTTGTTTTTAGGATGTTCACAGTTCCATAAAACCATGCTTGACCAATTTTTCCTTGGGTAAACTGTTTGCACTTGCCCGTCCATCTTTGTTGTTTCTTTAGGCGTGTAATCGTGTTGCACCACAACAACTGCTTTACTATTGTCGCAGTGTTTAACAAGTTCATGTGATGGAATCTTCCAAAGAAAATCACAATCGCAAAACACTGCCCAACCTTTGAAGTCGTTTAGATAAGGCACAAAAAATCTTGTGAATGTAAATTCTGTAGATGCAAGTTTGTCAACAGGTCTAGTGTATAAACCTTGATCTCTCATTTGTTTTTGTTTGAGGGGTATGACTTCTGCTGAAGGATCTCTTCTTTTTATACTGTGTTCACATACCTGATATGCTATGTCTTCTCTGCTGTCGTGCCCAACGTATATTTTCATTTTCTTCCTGATAGAATCTCGTGTATCTCCTTCCAATTATTTACTCTGGTAATATCAGGATGACTAAAGTCTCGGTTATAAGGGTGGTCAATTAATATGGTGTTTAAACCGTATTTGAGCCCTGCTAGTGCGTTCTTTGGCTTGTCCTCGACCCAGTATAGCCCAGTGCCATGAAACTCCGCTAATGCTGAATCTTTATCTGAGCCTGTGTCTAGAATATGGTAATTTTTAAATATGTGGTCACCAAACAATTCTCCTAATCTTTTCTTTCGTAATAATTGTGCTGGTATATCTGATGTTTGAGATGTAATAGGAATAAAAGTCCAACCTTCTGCGGCTAGTAATTTAACCCAGGTTTGTGATTCAGGCATTGGACATTGTGTTCCCATCCAAGCACTTTTATTAAATTCTCTTATCTCTTTTCTGATTTCGGTTTTTGAAAGTCCAAACCGTTCTGCCATCTCATATGTATCTTGTTTGTTGTCAAGTAAGGTGTATGGGTAAATTTTTTTACCAACATAGCCTTCGCCAACTTCATTTTCGTAATAGGATCGTTGTAGCATCCATTGGGTAAAATGGTGTTCCCATTCCAATAGCACACCGTCAACGTCTGTAAGAATTATTCTATTTGATGTTGGCATCTTCCATACCTGCTACACGTAACTTGACAATGTTTGTTATTTGCCATTGTTTTTGATCAAGTCCTTTGGTAATGCCTAACCATTGATTTCTTAAAAGTGCAAATTCGTTTATTATTTTTTCTAAATCTACAACGTCAGAATCACCATCTACGTATTTGTCAGCATCTCTACTTGATAGTACTCTGTTGTAACTTTCTAAAAATTTTTTAAAAGTTTTAGATCTTAATCTTCTCTTTTCTATGTTCAGATATTCTAGTATGGCCTCAAGTTCTTGCAATTGATTAAACCTGTGTTCAACTACTCCCGGCATGGCCGCGGATGCTTTTTCTAAATTACCCCAGATTGAACATTCTTTTTTTGCTTGTTTATATTCTTCTTCAAAATGTTTAATACATTGAGGAATTACTTCTATATTTTTGCTTACTTCAGTATACCAATTCGTCATCGTCGTATGTATCCTCTTCCTCACCATCAAAAACTGTGCCAACTGCTTCTTCCAATTTAGGATCGTAGTCAGACGATGCCTTTAGTTCTTTATCTTCAACACCAATATCTCGTAAGGTGCTTATAAAGTCTACTGCTCCGTCTACTTTGTTTCTTTCTGGTATGTAATGAGAAAATGAATTCCAAATACGTTCGATATCTTCGTGAGTCATTTCTGCCATTTATTCTTCCTTGGGTTCTTCAACTGTTTCTTCAGTTGCTGTTGATAATTTATCAAAATCATTCATCAACATATCCAATTTGGTTCCAACCCATGCTTTTCGGAAGTCTAAATGCTCCTTTCCTTTTGAATCTACGTATTTTAATCTATTTCCTTGCTGTGTTAATATACCTTTCTTTTCAAATAAGTCTACTAATCCACTGTATGGATCCATTCCTGTATCATAAGGAATCTTTACTTGTACAGACTCAAATGGTTTAGCATATCTTGTTTTCATTACTTTACAAGCGGCCCTAATTCCTCTTACTTCAGTAATTTTATTTCCTTTTTCGTCTTCTTTAAGTTTTAATTTCTTCATAGCAATTACAATAGAACTTGCATATATGAATCCTTGTCCACCCGATATCTTGTCATCAGGATCAAACATATCTTGTGATGCGTATGTGTGATTAGTTGCTATAAGTCCCACATTCCAACTACCAAACATATTAACACAATTTCTTACAAGTGCTGTCAATGCCTTAGGCTTTCTACCCAAGTCACCTTTCATCTCACCTTTTTCAAATTGATCTACATCTGTTGGTGTCAGTAGCATACCTAAACTGTCTATGACAAATAATACTTTGGGTGCGTCTTCTTTGTTGTCTGCGTGTTGGTCTTTGTAACCTTTCATGAACTCTGAAACAGTTTTTGCCACATCGTCAACCATTGATAAACTTAATTTCAACAGTTTGTCTTCTGATGTATCTACCTTTAATGCTTGTAACCACTGCTCATCCAATGCATTCTCTGAATCTATTAATATTACGAATATTCCTTGGTCCTGTGCGTTCTTGATAATATTGCCTGATGCAATATATGATTTACCTGCACCGGATTCACCAGCAAGTACTGATACCTTGCCCAGTGGGACTCCTTTGTTGAAATCTCCAGATATCAAATAATTTAACGCATAGTTTCCTGTGCTGATCCAATCTGTAGGATCGCTGAATCCTATGCCAAGTCCTTGTATAGACTTTGTAATACTTTTTCTAAATTTTGTTGCGTCAAAAGGTTTAACCATAACTTTACTTTCTATTTTAACAGCCAGAGCCTTAACAGTCAACCATTAAGGCTCTGGTAATTGTAGGGGTTTATTTTGCTTGTCTAGATCTTATAAGTTTCAATATATCTTCTGCCCTTTTGGCACTTTCACCATTTCCATTTCCATTAGTTGGATTTGTAGTTGGTGCAGGTGCAGGTTCAGATACTTTAACTTCAGCATTTACAGGATCAGCAGTTTTTTCAACTGGTGCTGGTCTGTCTGCTTTTGGTATAGATATATTCGCCGCCATTCCAGATGGTTTAAAATATTGACCATACTTTTCAAGATCATAAGATTCACCATCAACAGATTTCTCAAATAATTCTTTGATTATTTTTACTTCTGCTTCTGTTGGTTCTTTTGGTCTAAAGTCGCTTAGGTTGTGTAACCCATTCTTATCAATAGCCGCTCTTTCGTGTTCGTCGAGTGCTCTTTCTCTTCTTGACCATTTTGATGTTGAATAATCAGCATAGCCACCTTTTGTTGTTTTAGTAATTCTAAAATCAACACCTTTAACATAATCAGTTGGTAACTCTTCCATCTCTGGATCAAGTAACGCACTTCTAATAATATTAAAAATTTGAGGACCAATAATAAATCTTCTTATTGGATTCTCTGGTGTGCTATCCTCATTCAAAGGATTCTGTGTAACAAAACCTTGGAAAATATAACTTTTCTTTTTCCAATATTTTCTACCCATATCTTCCATTGATTTATCTTTGAACCAAGGTCTAACCTCTGTTAGTACCGGACAAGTTTTTCCGTACATCTCCATACAAGGAACTTGTACCGTGACTGGTCTGGAATCTGATTGCCCTTTAATACCTGCAAAAGGTAATTTAATCATATTCCTTTCAGTCCAGAAAAAAGTGTTTCCTTGATCCTTATCTGGTAAGAATCGTATAACTGCTTCCTGTCCTTCTTGTATATTCCAATGTGGATAGATGGCGTTGTCTCCGCCTGTTTGTGAACCTGAGCGACTAGATTCTTGGGATTTTAACTTCGCTCTTATTTCAGCCAATGTAGCCATAATGTAAGCCTCCTTGTGTGCCTATGTTTGTTTTTTAATGTGCCTAAGTGTATATTAGACATTACGTATAATATACTACTATATTTATCTGTTGTCTACTATTATTATTGGTAATTTTTAAATTTTTGACAAAGCTCTTTGTACAAGGCTTTTATGTCTTGGTTAGTTGTGCTGTCAACAATATCTCGCATTTTACCCATTACTGCTGTTTCTTCGTCCCAATACTCTATAGGATCCCCACCGAATGTTTTTATGGAATCTGGATATATTCTTAACCTAATGTCAGGAAATTCTTTATCAAAAATCTTAAATGTTTCTAAAAAATTATCTGGAATATCATCGTCAAGATATATGTATAACTGTATTTCGTCTTCACTGTTAGTTAAAACAGTTCGTAAGTACTTTATCTTTTCTATTGTTTCGGTAGGTGTATTCTTATACAAGTTATGAATCACTGATACACGTCTTCTTGTTGCAGGAACATCTAAAAATTCTTTATCAAATCTTAACTTATCTGTTTGTCCACAACAATATAGAGTACGCATTTGGTTTTTAATTTGTTTGAAAGCAGGAGTCCAATCTTTGCTATAATCAATGTTATGAAGTTTCAGTAAGTGCATATGTGGTAAAGAAGAAATTACATTTGCTAATTTTTCAACATCATCTTCTCTGTAATCTATATAAAATGGTTTGAAAGTTGATGTTCCGTCTTCTTTAGTATTTGCTTTAATCTCATCTGTCCATTTGGAAAATATCTTTAATCCTTCTGTTCTCTTTGCACTCCAGTATTCGTTTGTTTCTCTGGTATAACAAAACTCACACCCTTTGACTTTTTCGCCTTTGAGCATTTTTAAACGGGCCTCTTTTAATAGTTTAGAGTTTACTTTGTCATTTTCATTAATTGCTTTACTTTGATTGGCTCCGCATAGTTTTGTTTTGCCATTACGCAAAAAGGTCATGCTCATCCACGGATATACACAAAACGTATTGTTCATATGTATATTTAATTGGTTGATTTGTGTGTTATGATAAATTTGCTAAAGACTTGATTCTATCTAATTCAGTGTTGATCGTTTCTGCTTCTTCTTGATCTTCGTACTTCATTATCTGCGATATTTCTCTTTCATCTTTACTTGTTCTTAATTTGTTATAATTTTTTGAAAGATAAGCCATTGCCGCTTTTGCATTCGTTGTTTTAAATGCTGATTTGCCATCTTTGTCTAAAACGTCATGTACTATTTTACCGTCATCACCTTTGTACATTGACACATAAGGTTTGATGTCTTCGAAAGTCACTTTTTCTCCAGCAAACATTTTTTGTTTCATACCTGGCAAACTCATTTGTTTGTCAGAAGGATCTTTGAATCCTTGCACTGCTTGTTTTAAACTTTGTTTTATTTCGGGTGTTAACGAATCAGTGTAAGTGTTTTTAGGTACAAGCATTTGCATTACATATTTTTTAATAATAGGTCTGGCATCTGCTCTTTCGCCTTCTCTGTCATATAAACTTCCTAATTCATCGTACAATGAATCATCACCAAATCCCAATGAACTTAAAGTTTGTGTGGCATTCATTGCATCTGTTCCAACATCAATTGGATGTTGCATCATTGCTTTCAATTCTTCTATCTCGTCTTTGTCTGTAGGTAAACCCCAAGTTCCTTCTACAACTTTGTTTGCCCAAGTTTCAAATGCATCTTCTTTTGCTTTACCTTGTCTATCTTTTTTAGGATTATAGTTTGCTGGATCCATTCTAACTTGGTCTGCATAAGATGGGTCTGCTTTCATTTGTTTATAGTCATCAATGTATCTTTTTGCTAATTGTATTGCAATTTTTTTATTCTTCATATAGTCAGCATCTGGTTTAAAGAATGGTTGTCCTTCTTGTTCCAAATTATCTGCAACTCTAGAAGCAAAGTTTGCCACTCTATCTTCTTCACCTGACTTGCTTAACATTCTTGCGGCTATATCTGACATTATTGATCCTAACATTGTGTTCTTGTCTTTAAATGTTGTTACTGA